TCTAAAGGATTTAGCCCAACCGATCTTAGAATCTGGTACAGTGATGACTGTTTCTGTCTCATGGAAATCCTCTGCAATCTCTGGTAGGTTAGCTATAAACTGTCTCTCTACAGAGAAGCCTACACCAGTACCACACATAAGGACGTACATGATCTCATCAAAGACTCGTAGGTTATCTACTGCTACATAGGAGCAATTGTATCCAGCTACGTTATCCCTGTCTAATGCCTCACCTGCGGTCATGAGGCAACGCATGGAGGGCATTACTTCTAAGTTGAGAATGGATTCTCGTAAAGTTTTTCGTAAGGAGGAGCCATCATCAAGGGTAGCATGTTTCATGCCTGCCGCCATCTTAGGCAATACCTTTTCATCTATCTTCTTAACAAAGAAATTAATATACCTATCTACAGTCTCGTCCCAAGTCTCTCTACGTCCTTCATCTGGTAGCCACCTAGCATACCTACTCTTGTGTATCATCTGTTGGTATTGGTCCAATTTATGTTCCTTTTATATGTAGTTTAGCCTCTTCAATTAGTAATCGTGCCCTCGCATAGTCAATAGTCTTTCCATCTACCACGCACTGAAGAGTGCAATACAATCTTGTTATTATTTCGTCTTCATAATGAAGACCGTCGTTTCCATTCTGACCTATATTATCTATCCTAGACATGTCTTGAGGTGGCCGTTCCTCAGTATAGTGCATCCAATCGTCACTATTCCCCATCGTCTTTAACCTCGCTTAAAGGAACTTCTTTATCTTCTAAGTACTTTTTTTCGTTCTCTTCTTTTGTCTTACCAAAGATCCTATCCCAGTTATCCTTGTACTCTTTAGATGGAACACTGGTCTGAATCTTATCCCCAGTTATGTCATTTCTCGCTGTCATACTTTGCTATCTCCCTATCTAAGTACCATCTAGCTTTCTTAAGATCCTCAAGAGGAGAGTCGTGCTTCTCGTCAGCTCTCCAAGTGTACTTGATTACATTACCTAGAGTGAAACTCATGTGCTCAGTAATTTGAATGCACTCTATACCAGATGGCGACATACAATAATGTTTTGGTTTATTTACTGGATCGAACTTTTCAGTCATTTGTACATATCCAGGATTTATAATAGCCTGTCCATCTGCTTCAACACCCATGATCGGTGCCGTCACCAAATTTATTGGAGGAAGCTTCAGCGTTGGCCACTTGATCAAATTCCTCTCCCTTCACCCTCACATAGAATTCAATCAATGTCATAATACCTGATAGTGCTAAAGCACCAAATACCATACCTACAATAAAAGTACCCATTAGAATCGTTTACCTCCGTGCATCTTTTCTCGTTCTTTATTAAATTCAATCTTAGCTACCAACGCCTCGGCTACACTATAGTTAAAGCCCTTGGCATAATCCATGATACGAATAATCACGTCAGCTAGTTCTGTCTCTACACCTGAGTAGTCTGGTACTTTATCATCAGGTGGATTGTTCTGTCTAAGGGCTTCTAGAGCCTCAGATAGCTCCGAGTGCATCAAAGCAATACACTCCCCTTCGTTCCTCGGTTGATCCCACCAGCCCTTCTCTATTGCCGTATGGAAGATATCCTCGGCTACTAGATTGAACTGAGTGATAAACGCTTCATTCTCTCCGTTACTCATTTAAGTCCTTTCATTAACTCTCTTTGAGTTATAATTTCTATGGTATCGTAGTATCCATCTCGAACACCAGTGAGATAGATCACTCCTCTCCACCACATGTCCACAGTATTAGCACACCACCCTTCTGAATAGTCAGGATGCACATAACAACCTGCAGAGATACCAACCAGTTTCTCTCCGTCTGCATTAGTCCTCTCGGCCAAGTCGAATATGTGGTTATGGAAAGCTATACAAGATTTAAACTGCTTCTTAACTAGAGCTGCACCTACGTGCTCTCCACCTATCGGCCTGCCCATCAACCCTGCTGGGAAGAAGTGACTCATTGACCATCCGTGGATATTAACTAACTCTTTAAAGGGATGTACATTATCCCAATAGTTATGGTACTGTAGATCATCAATAGATATAGTACCGTGTAACTCAGAGTGCGTATTCGTTGCTCGGTTAATACGATCTTCGTGATTACCGAGTAGAAGATGTGTCTCAGGAAGATACATTCTTCTCTTATTCTTTCTACGATTTATGTTATAAGACCTCACTGCAGCCCAGAGTTTATTCTGGGCATCCAGAGTAGCTTCGACATCTCGCCAGTATCGCCTGCCCTCAAATCCTCTAGTTCCTTTGTCATACTGTGACAGAGAGGGCATGTCTGCAAAGTCCCCTCCTTGCACTACCGTATCAGGTCTACGATTGTTTATGAACTCTCCTAGAGCAGAGAATCTCTCGTTGTCGTAGTCTGCATGGGCATGACAATCGGGCACCACTAGCATACTTACTCCCTTGCTACTTCCCATTCTTGTACACTCCTTTGAGGTTTAAATCTTTCAGTATATCAAGGGCTTCTTCTAGCCCTATAATGGCGGGTCTGTTGCACTCAGAGCAAACAGCTTCACCATACTCATTGTACTCATAATCACCGTTCTGTTTACCACAGTTCCAGCAACCATAGATCTCCTCTTCGATCTCTTCAAACATTGGCTAAGTACTCAGATAGAGATTCATAGTCATCTCCGTATGCTACAATGGTACGTGGCTCTATTAGATGATGCTGATATAATACTATCTGCCATTGTCCATTAGCGAAGATATCGAAAGATACATCATCATCTTGCAGACAATATTCAGTAGCAATGTGATGTAAGTGTGCTTGTAACTTACCTAATGTAGTCATTGTAACCACTCCCTAGGAATAGAACCAACACACCATTTCATTCCGTGCTTATCACAATAGTCTGAATACCTAGTGTTTGAGTTCTTGTGAATCTTATTGTTTCTCATAAATACAAAGCGTACATCTACATCGGGATGATCACGTTGCATAGCCTTGTGCTTCTCTCTGTCCTTTGGTGTCCATTTGCCTTTGGCTTCTAGCCATATACCGTTAGGTAGGAGGAAGTCAGGGTTATACCAGTGCTCTTCCCAGATATCTCTAGATCCACAACAAGCACACTCACCTCTAGTCTTTATCCAGTACTGATACTCATATGTCTCGTACTCAAAGGTAGTACCTTTGTTAAGTATTTGTTGGGCCACCGAGTACTCGAACTGAGATCTAAAATTAGCCCTAGTCACAGATTACCTCTTCCATTATTTCTATACTTGTAGTCTCATTCATATATCTGTCCTTGTCCGTCACATCTGTCGCAAGTAACTAGACCATAGTCCTCGTACACGTTATCATCGGGATACTCTCCATCATCGTTATCGTTGTAAGCATAACCTAGTAAACCTAATACTGTGCCAGAACCACCGCAGTGTGGGCACATTTCTGGTAAATTCCAATCACCTTCAACTATATAATCCTCTGTCTCCTCTACAAAGTCGTACTCATCATCTAGATCGGTATCGTCCATAGCTTATCCTTTTCTCGTTGAATCCATAACAGGTGAGCATTCTCTATAAGTCTAGACTCTGGATCTGGCTCCATATCAGGAGCGCAAGCGTAAGCTAATCCGCACACTCTGAACATATCCTTCTCAGTAGTACAGTCCTTGAGCAGCTTCTGGGCTGTCTTAATCCCTAACTTATGAATACCCTTGATGTTATCAGTAGTATCACCTGTAAGTAATTGTGTATAGAACCACTTGATACCCTCGAATTCATCGATCCAAGTTAGCTCTTCCTTTACGAAATCATAATTCCATCCAGGTATCATCTTAAGATCTTTATCAATGGATACCAGTATAGACGGACAATCATCCTCTCCTCCGAACATTTCAAACATAGAGTAATGTTCTATACCTAATTGATCGTCTGCTTCTGTACCTTCGATTAGGTACGTATTAAAGTTATCAAGGTAGTATTTGCGTACATCTTTAAGGTAGTAGGGTTTAGGAGTATCCTTCCTATTGCCCTTGTACTCGTGTGTAACTGCCATACTATCACGATAATTTGTGGTTCCTGTTAAATAGAGCTTGTAGTGCTGATGTGCATCAAACTTATCGAGCACCTTATTAAGGATAGTACGTGCATTGCTCAGAGCATTAGCAATATGCTCGTACTCAGTAAAAGATTTAATCTCCATATCGGATTGATTACCTACCCACTTACGAGCCTCTTTCAAGTACCGATGAGTGGACAGGATCTCTCCGTTACTAAACACTTGGTATACCTTGTGCTGGGCAGCCGCAGCCGCCCTATAACACAAGATATCTCCATCTATTAATAGATCGTTCATGTTAGTTTAACTTAACTACAGTGGCCTTATCTTTGGGTTCACCACGCAGCTTATCTCTGAGTGATCTGTCCATAGTATCAGCCATTTCAATAACCACGGGTAGAAGATAATCCTCGTACTCAATAACAGAATGCTGCTTGCTGATCATGGAATACCCCATGCGTGCTTGAGGCTCGTCCTGAATGTGGACATTCGGACTGAGCACTACCTTATAGCTTGCGTTCTCGTACACTACGTTATCTTCTAGTGACATGTTAAGCATCTCCTAAGTCATCACCACCATCGTCGAACTCGTCACCTTCTACGCTGTTCAGGATCTCTTGAACACGATCTTGAAAGGTAGGGTTAGCTGCTAGTACTGCAAACAATTCAGTAGTATTAAGTATAAACTGTTCTAGTGCCTCCATCTTAGCGGCTTTCTTTGCAGGTAGAGTAATAGCACCAGTATCAATTGCTAGCTTTACAAACTCAATAGCATCCTTACGGGATGATTGGTATATGATACTGTTCTGTCGATTATCACCTCCAGTTGATGTACCACCACTATACGAAGGGCTTGCACCAGCACTTACTACCTCTACATCTGCTGTAGAGTTTTTGAAGTTACCATTTGCTTTCCAGGGAAACTTAATTACCTGACCCTTCTCAATACCTTGACTGCTCTTACCGATTCCGTACCATTGCTCGTCGTCTAGCTTGACATTCCAAAAGCCTGCCTTGTTCTTTGTTATTACTTCTACATTGCCTTGTGCAATTTCGCTCATTAGTTATCACTCCAATGTGTATAGATCTCAACTTCTGCCTCTAGAGGTACATTGAAATCTATGTTATAAATCGTGTCCAGGTAAGTATAGACATCAGAAGTGAAAGAAAGTTCCGCAATATCAGAATATTTTTCAACTTCTTCGGGATGTATCTCTGCTATGCCTGAATCGTGTACAGTATTTACCAAAAAGCTACGTAATCCCTCGGCCTTTATCCTGTGCCACAGGTAAGTAATAGCTATTGGCATAATATCTGCTGTTGCAAAAGACTGAACTGGGTAATTACATATAGATGTAGAATTAGTTATGTACCCTGATCTAGTCATATACGTATCAGGCCAACTAAATTCCAGTCCAGTAACAGTCTTTAACTTCTTAGTACCTAGTACTTCTCGCTTCCATCGTTCTTGTGTTGCTGCAATGTCCTTATGCTTGTCCTTAAACGCACGATAATATCGTTGTTCGCTCTCTGTACCGCTCTCACCTCCATACAGAGGTTTAAAAGTGTGTGCCTTTGAGGCTGTCCTGATCCCCTTTTGCTCCTTATCTCCTCCGAGGTATGCTCCCTCATCCCAGTTGTCTTCATATATGATCGAAGCTGTGAATGCATGGCTATCAACTCCGTCTGTAATGTCTCGAAGTCCAGCCTCATCTTGTCCAAGGAAGACTGCAACTCGGTATTCCAATTGTGAGGCATCTGTCTCTCCTATTAACCATCCATCGTTACGTGCCTTGAACAGCCGTTTAAAGGTACGGTTAAAATTCTGGAACTGTACTGACTTAGGCTTCTTGTACATCTCAAATTGAATAGGTTTACCACTGGAACTTAATCTGTGAGTAGCCGTGACACACTGATTGAAGTTAGCTAGGAAGATACCTTCCTCTATCTCGTTAGCTACACCGTGGAAGAAGTCCAGTGATTTACTAAGTGCTGCTGCTAGCAGTCCCTCAGACTCTCTGAGACTAAGGAACTCTCTTTGGCGTTTATTACTTGCCTTAAGCTTTCCAAGAGTTTCCTTGCTTGTGCTACGTCCACCTCCTGCTGATCTAATGGGTATACCCTGCTTGTTTTTAAGTTCACTAAAACCAAGTTCGTCGTAAATGAATTCTGCGACTTGTTTAGAAGACCGCAGATTGATGCCTCCAGTGAATTCATCCATCTGTCCGACGATCTTTTTGTGATCGGTACTGTATCGTCTATACTCATCCTCTACTCTTTCGGCATCTATACACATGCCTCTAAATTCAATGTCTGTTAGAACGGGTGTCATAATGCACCTAGTATACATGACAGGTAGTAGTCCTCTCTCTGCTAACAGCTCTAGCTGTATCTTGAATACTTCCTCTGTCAAGTTCACATCTTGTTTACAATAGCTCTCTAACCAATGGCTAGGTATTTCACTAGGACACACACCTCCCTTAATCAACTTAGAGACTAGATTTTCCTTCTGGCCTATACCGTACCTCTTGGCTATAGCATCTAGTCCTAATGGTTTCTTAGTGTTACCGAGTAGAACGTACTCGGCTATCATGGTATCCCATACTACGATTCTACTAAGGTCAACTCCGGCTCTTTTAAGCCATCCAAGCTCGAACTTTGCGTTGTGAGCAACCAGGAAAGATCCATCTTCAATTCCTCTAACAACTCGTCCACACTCGTATTCGTTTGCCCAGAGACTTCTAACGACTTCACTACGCCGTTCTCTCCAACAATGGAGCAGTACATCGTTATCTTCATTCCGTGGATCTCCCTTATCTAGGTTAGTTGTTTCAATATCGTATGTTACGTAGTTATCATCGAAGTATATCTCAGGATTGGGGTTCGCTATGTGCTCCGGTAGATTCACGCCAAACCCTTTCATATAGAACTTGCCTTACTTAGACTTGGGTTAATAGAGAAGGGAAAGTAATCATGGTTACCAGTCACCTTGTTCTTACAGATTGAGGCCATACGTTGGCCGTTAGACTCGAACGCATCATTACATCCTATCCCTATGAGTAGATCTACCGTTGCAGGTAGACCTGTTTTAGATGAATCAATATCAGACTGATCTAGAACTAGCTTGTTACTTGCGCTGTCTCCAGCCTGAGTAACAGATACTACTAGAACATTCTGTCTCTTAGCTATCTCTCTCATCCTAATAGAGTTCGTCTCCAGTGAATGTGTAAGCCCATCGCCCCCACCTTTTAGGTTTCGTATCTGATCTACGATAACGCAGTCTGGTGCGTATTTAGCGGTGAGTCTTCTCACATCATCAGCAGTACTGAACTCCGATGAGAATACAATGTTCTTATATCCCTTCTCAGTAGCCGCTTGTTCGGCAGCTCGTGGGTCAGCCTCTATCTCTCGTCTAGTCTTACCACTTAAACGAGATACAGAGCGCAGTGCTATGCTCCTGACGGGATCTTCGTTACAAAGGTATAGTACCTTAAGCCCTTGGATAGCAAAGCCACACGCTAAGTTAATGCAGAATAGAGACTTACCTACTTCTGGTCTAGCAAAGACACAGATGTGTGTCTGTCTGATTACACCTCCCTCTACCTTTTCGTTAAGTGATTTAGGATAAAGCTGGATAAGATTCTCTTTCTTGAACGTCTCTAAGAGATTGTCAATCTCTAATCCAGAAAAGGTTTCCCTATCTTCATTTTCATCCTCCTCGTAAGCCTCGGCTGCATCTAGCTCAGTGAGCTGATCCATGAGGCTAGTAATAACACTATCTTTATTCTCTAGGAGTGCCCCTGCCAGCTCTTGCCTAATACGATGTCGTTTAATTTTTAGGACTTCTTGGGCTATGTTAGCTGGTGAGGGAACTTCCTCTAGGGTATCCACTATACCCTTGAACGTATCGGCGTGCTTTGGGTACTCACGGTCAAATACGCTGGCTAGTACTGTTGTGTCTACCGTCTGTGCATCATCATCTGCATCGTAGAAGTCTTTTACTTTCTCAAATATGATTGCGCCTTGGGTAGAGAATTCCTCCATACGAAGTACCTTACGGATATACTCGAAGGCACCTCTATTAGTTATAATTGCTGATAAAATGTTACGTTCCACTAACCCTATCCCCCTGGTATCTTATACCTCATTTAACCATCCTTTCAATTCGTCTTCTCCCATATCTTTAGGGTCGTCTGGTAAGTGTACGGTACTGATACCTCCCTTGAATGCTAGGTGAAACTTATTAGCGTACCCTATAGCCTTATGTGTAGCATCGGGGTCGAACGCAAATACTGCGCTGTAGAAGTTCTTAGCTAGCAGAGCTATCTGGTCTTCTCTCAAGTGTGATCCTAACATAGCTACGCTGGGTACTCCTTCTTTTGCGATTCTTACCGCTGATAATATGTCCTCTACTACATAGACAGTCGTTTTATCGAAAAGTTCCCCATTAGCTAAAGGAAAGTGTAATTTAATTACATCGTTGTACCAATACGTTATGGATTTAGGTAAAGTAGACTCACCTCCTGACATATCCTTAGCCACTAGACCACACTCACGTCCCTCTAAGTCGAAGATAGGCATAACTAATCTCTTTCTATGGCTATCCCACTTAAATCGCTCAGAAGAGACTACAGAAGGTTCTAGGCTATATCTCTGCACCAACACTCTACTCATATTAGCAGGTATTCTACCTAAAGGATTCGGGTACTCTCTTGACTTGAACAAACTATCACGCTTTTTCTGGTAACTAAAGCCAAGACTCGGAGTAAAGCCCTTGTACCCACAAGAGGCGTGATGACATACGTAGACCAGCCCCTCCTCAAGTCTGGTTACTACGAAGCCACCATCCTTAGCACCACACGAGGGGCATTCTATTTCCCTCGTAGTTTCTCCTATCTCAAGACTCATAGAGTCTAACTTAATTTTATTTATTTTATTATTCATAATATTTATATTAAATAATATTATATTTATATTATATTATATATAACCCTTAGGGGTTATATTATATATATATATTATATATTATATATTATATATTATATATTATATATTATATATTATATATTAATAATCCTCATCCTCATACTCATCCTCCTCCTCCTCCTCCTCCTCCATGTTAGCCTCACGATACTCTGAGTAACCTTCTCCTGTATATCTGTACAGAGTAGCATCATAGATAGCTTTCTCGGTAGGACTCCAAGGCTTCTCACCATCTATGAGATTGAATCCGTAATAATGATTAAGCTCATAGGTATTAATTACTGTCTCGTATTTTTCATTAGGGTTACGAATTGCTATACCTTTCAACCACTTATCTCCAAATATTTTCTCGCAAATAGTTAACCAGTTACGTTGGGCGGAGTGGTGCAGATTGATAGCCTCAGTCACTATAACCTTTGCCCATCCTTGAGATTCCATAATCCTTTCAATCTCTTTCTGCACGCTAGTAGCGAACTTCTCTTCAAACTCATCAGTGTCCATGAGTTCTCTAACATCATCAGAATTGTACGACCACGAATCGTATGTTAAAGATAGATGTGATAACGTCCCCATACCACAACAAGAGGGGAACTGACTATGGTTAAAAGAACATGTGAAAGGGATATCATTTACGTTAAATTCTACTTCTGCTGTGTGCATAATATTTCTCCATGTATAAAGTTAGATTAAAAATTACCAGTTACCATCTTCTACTAATGTGTAGAGATCTTGGTGGTATGTGTCCTCATCTTCGTTTAAAAAGTACATCCATGCCGATACCACATCACCGTGCTCTTGCTCAACTTCTATCTCTTTTCGATTGTAGAATGAAGGGAATCCCTCTAGTCTATCTAGACGTTGGAACACCTCATCAGTCACCTCATACACCTCACCTAAGATACGAGTAGTACCTTGTAATAATACACCTGGGAACCCGCCTAAAGATAACATAGTGTAGTCATCATCTACTGTCTTACCCTCACTTACTAGCTCAGATGTTTCCAACAACGTGTGGTTTCCATAGCCTTGCTTAAGGCTACCATATACAAATACCTTTTCCATTTATAACATCCTCACTTTTACTGGTGGAAGTTCTCTAGAGATACGAGCCATTGCCTTAAATATATACCAGTTAGTAGTATGATCTTTACAGTACCTCTGCGCCTGATCCACTGCCTCTTCATAGGTATTGAACTCATACTCTGACATGGTATGAAGGACACCCTTGCCTATATCATACATTAATATGTACTTTACGTTTTCTTTTAATTCAAGTGGTTTATGAAATGACATATGTATATCTCCTATAGTAGGTTAGTAAGGCTTTGACAATATTTCTCAAGAGTAGTTCCCTCAAGACCCGGCGCTGTATTCACCTCAAAGACACAAGCCTTTTTGTAGTGATCATTGTATGCCACATCTACAGCACCAAAGTCTAGACCCAAGCCCTCTACTGCGGATACCGCATTAGTAAGGACAGACTGATCTGGATCAGCCATATTGTTTCTTGCAAATATCCAACCGTTATCACGGTTGCGGATCTGGTAATTAACGTCTGCATCTGCTGTTGAGTATGATCTCCTTTTATGTTGTATATCAATGACTTGCCCCCCTAATACGTGTATCCTGTACTCGTACATTTTCTTAAAGTATTTAGTATATAACGGTGCCCGTACTAGCTGATCATCTGTCCCCATCAGTACGATACCACGCCCTGAATTAGCTCGTAGTAAGGTACGTGCTACTACCAACTCACCACCTCTCAGCCAGCTCTCAGCTTCATCAGGTCTAGTAGTAAACTCAGGGATATCTACCTCGTGTCCTTGTAGATAATCAAGAGTGGTTAGTTTATTACTTGCTCTACTTACAGGCTCTGGATGATTTATCCACTGCATCCCACTCACGTACCAGCTAGGAAGCTCTGTGTTGCCCCAGTTAATGATTAAATGATTACTGAAGGGCTTATACTTACGGTCAGGATAGACACGCTTAGAACGGAGTTGGCTAAGACTATCTGCTAATGCCCTAGCACTACCTGACCCCATCTTGTATGGGTATATAATCGGTCGCATATTAAGCTCCTTTAGTGAAGGTTACGTATCTTAACATGGCTTAGTTCAGCACAGTCAGAACAGAATGGATTGTTATAATCATCCCACCTCACATTAGTAGACTCGTTATGAGGAAGAGAACAACCGCAGTTGCTACACCCATGCTTAGTGAAGGTGTCGAATGCATCTCTTGTGATGAGATTAAGTCCCGGCCCTTGGTACATAGGTAGTGTGTCTGCTTCAGTGAACTGTGTGTACTGTGCGTTCGCTTCCTCCTCTTCTATATTATCTGGCTCTTCCTTTGGCTCCTCTTTAAGTGAGGGTATACTCTCGTACACTTCATCACGTGAGAACTGTTCATTGACAGGAATAGTTCTGTTAGTGCAACTAACATCAGTCCATAATAACTCTAACTTACACTGACCTCCTATATTACTCAAGGTTACGATACGACCACGGTATTCCTTCGATGGTAGCATGAGATTTTTAGGTACGCCTTTAACTACAATGTCTGCGTCCTCATAGTTCTTCCACGTAGAACTGCAGTACATATCTCCCATGTGTTCATTATTGGGGTGTGGTTCCCACACAACAGCTTGGATAGATACATACTGAAAACCGCTAGTGTAACTAGGTGACTGTGACCCTCCAGCATTGTATCCATGCCAACCATGATTACTAGCAGGGCTATATGAGGGTTTCTTCCAATAAGGTGTACCCTCGTTAAAGTATGTACTTACGTGAGGTTTAGTTTTAGTAGAGTTAAACTCGTACAAAGTCTCCACCTTGATCATCTGTGGTTCATGGATCTGTACATGGTTACGGTTGGCTACGAGATCTAACATCGCTGCCTCTGACGCTATCATAATAGAGTCAGAGTTCTTTAACTTAGCCATATGTAGAGGGCGTTGGTCGTTGCGTGTTACAAACAAAGAGTCTAATTGTGCATCGTACCAGATAAGTGCGTACGCTCCGTCAATCTCCTTTAGAGTGACATCAGTACCACGATCCGCTAATGACTTACAGATCGCAAGCGAGTCAACATCACACCCATTAGCGAGTTCGTCTTTGTTAGTAATAGTCCCATTGTGAACCATAGTAATATGTTTATACTTAAAAGGATGAGCGGTACTATTATTAACAGAACCCATAGTAGCTTTACGATTATGTCCGATAACAAACTTATACCCTCCCAAGTTATTGACAAAGTTAAAGCTCTTCTTGCTATCGAGGAACTCGGCAGCATTGACGGCACGTTTACGAATATCTACTGATCTGCCAGTTCTCGATACTCTAAATACACCAGTAGAATCTTCGCCTCGTAGAGCATCTACATATAACAGCTCTTGGAAGATATCTGCTGCCTTGTAAGGAGATTTATCCCCATTGATTAAGCCTATAATTCCACACATATTAAGATTCCTCTTCAGGTTGGTATGTTAATAAAATCATAGCCGATGTAAGATATCCAACTAGGATCCATCAGCAGCAGTAAAGACACTTTATTTCTTAATCTAGGTAGAAGACCCCAGTCAACAATTCTGGTGGCGTCCATGTTCTGGCCAGGCTGCCAATCAGTCATAGAGGCACATATAAGGGCGAGTCCATGAGTTACGTTAGGTGGGTAACTGTAGTTTCTCTCAATATAGCTCATAAGACTGTGTGACGTAATAGGTCTGTCATTATTTAATCTAATATCTAGTAGATTATCCATAATTGCACCAAAGGCAGGACAGGACATTATATTACTAACGTCCGTAGCCACTGAGTTAGCATCTATAGTATCGGAAGTACTCTCAGTCTCCCTCGATGTGTTACAACTATCACATATTTTGGTAACTATGTTATTGAACATCTTACTAGAGTAATTAGCATACTTATTCTTGCGTTCTATAGCCTTATCCCTTAGTTTAGTAGTCTTGTTATGATTAGATAACATAAGGGCACGTACTACTGTACCATTGTTACACGTATCACTATTGATATATGGCTCAACAAAATCAAGGGGCAGTACCTCACGTACAAATGCCTGTCTACTACGCACGTACTTATTTACAATAGTACGTGCCGTTAGGCTAGTTTCCATTGCAAACTTCTTAATAGACTGTACTATCTTGATCCATTTAATAATAGTATCCTTATCGTGCGTGCCATAGTGTAGCCTAAACTCAGCAGTACCAAAGGTACTCATGGTATTGATATTCATAGGCGTGTACTTGTTGTATCTATTTATAAGCTCTTCGTAAGACATAGGCTTATTAACATGGTAGGCACTGATGATCTCAAACAGAGGACACAAAGCCTTACGCATGGGCAAGCAATATATATTATTATCTCTGTTGTTACCACAGTACGCAAACAACAAGTCCTCTAGTATTACATACGTAAGTAAGAACTTATGTAGTATGTCAGTGGAGGGCACATCACGCATATCTATGTGTACGTGTAGTCCAGTACGAGAGTTGTACTCTGGCCTGTATGTAGGATCATTGAGTGCCTCCTCTATACTCGTAAGGCTATCTATTAGATCATCACCGAACACAGGCTCAGTAACGAACTCCTTGCCATAGTTACGTAGACTGCCATCCTCCTTACACGTCCAGCCAAGGGGTTCAGGATACCCATTATAGAATCCCTCTGCCTCTATCTCAATACCCATGTGACACCTAGGTAATGGCAGTTCATTAGCCTCGCTAGAGTGAACCGAATACTTACGTGTGTCTGGTGGTCTTCTAGTTACATCAACGAGTTGCATAGTTAGATACCCCCTCTACATCTAGATAAGGAACGATGTTGTCTAATAGAAAGTCAGCTTCTTTCTCAGGTCTAAACACCCTCTTATTAGGATGAATGCGACCAACATACATGTCTTTGTAGTACACACTTAGATACTTCTCATTGAATTGATGTGCTCCAATCATTATATCACTGTTGACAGCACCAGAAATACGAACACCTAGCATGATCTCCTTAATGATTTGTTTAGGTGATGGGAATGAAGGGTTATATATCTGCCTAACTACTGCTGCGCTCATCTTATTGAACTCACGCATTTGACAGAGAGCTAGCTCAGTGCTAAATGGATTAAAGCTAGTGATATTGCTAGAGGTGTACGCTTTAGTCCACTGTCTACGTGGTACTCTGGTGTAGAATGTACTGTATATACCTAGGTCTACGCATCCTACCTCAGGCATGTACTCAACGAATATATCAACAGGCAGGTGTCCCTCCCTCTCTGGTTCCCACTCAGTACCTGCCTTGTTCAACTCCTTATATCTACATACAAAGGTATTCTCATGCTCATCATCATCATCATCAGCATCGACCTCTCTGTATACCTCTACTATGTAGACAGGCTCTCCATCCTTGTTGACTAGGATACTACCATTGTAATAACGAGCAGCATCGTCGGACGATATCTTTGCTAGTTGTGTCATAGATTCCACTCCTCTAGTTTGTTAATGTCTGGTGCTGTGATACCATAACGGGCAAGAAAGACCTCTGTTCCAGCCCTACGTGTATGATGCAGCACTAAATCATTGCCTATAGCAAAGCCGATCGTTGCCACGAATCTAGCAAGTGTAGGTGACTTCATCCACCAGTTAGACATAGTACGGTACTCGACACCGTAAGGCTTAGGCCTGTGTCTAGTGGCGATAGCACCATATACACGCTTACGTACCTCATCAGTATCATACATATCAATGATGCCATTGAATATATCAGCAGCGCGGGCTAGTACCTCACGTCTGTATACCTTAGGTAAGGTTAAGCCAAAGTGTAGGTGTCCACCACAGTACCGTGTATTAGTATTAGATAAATCTATTCGTTCGTTAGCGTCGTAAGATCCTAATCTAAAGTCGGAAGCGCATCCACTTGCCGTCGATTGTGCCGTACCTAGCTGGTCGTCATCGAAGTCACCCGAAGCATCGAAGCGAATGTTCAATCCATTAGGTTCAATAAACTCTCTATACGCAGAGCGTAACGTCTGTTGCGTGAAGTCAACGAACTCATCAGGTGTACGGGCTGGACGAATGTTCAGCTCCATCATTACGTTGTCTTCTTGCAGGGCACCATTACGATGATCTAACATAAGAGGGTGGTCTTTAGTACCACCAATCAACCCCTCTGCTGAGATATACTTGCCCGTCTGATCTACTAAGAATACCTCGGCATCGTGTCCAATTGTCTCGACTACGCTTATCATAGTAATACCCTCGCCTCTAACACTTTAATGGCTTCGATGATGCAAGCCTGCTTATTTTCATGGAAGTTCGATGTTACTTCTTTAGGAGGTGAGTTAATGAAAACCATGAACTTTCCCTCCATAGGGAAGTACACACAACGAGCAGTAGGCTCGGTCTTGCACATCCTTGCAGTCAAAGCAGAGGTGTGCTGTGCTTCTTTAGTCATGTCTGAGGAGAAGGCTCCATTATACACTCGCCTATCCACAGCGTGGTACGTAGTTAGACTAACCATGTAATTGCTCCCATGCAGGATGATTAATAAATACAGGACTTGTACAAGTACCCATTTTATGAACCTCTGCTAATAAGCCAAGTTTGCGTGCATTCTTCACGGCTGTATCCAAGTTGACGTACGCCCGTCCCACTCGTTCACCTAGTTTATTCCTTACATAGTATTTAACAGAATTCATAGTCTTACCCTGTCCTCTTTCAAAAGGTCTAATATATCATTGTAACCAGTATTGTAACCACTGGTGTATCCCACATCATACACCTCAAACCCACCGTACACAAGTATAGCTACGATAGCACACATTAGCACGATAAGCGCAAGAGACTCATCTATATCAATCATAGTCCATGTACTCCCTTCGGGCGCAATCCCGTATCAGACACTTGTTCCTTAAATCCCTCGGCCTTCAGTTTATCGTACTGAAAGTATGTAAATGCTACTCTATATTCAGAGCCATTAGTCAAGACTACACTACGAGGCAAGGGATTTCCCTTTACATCCAATACCATACCGCACATACTATTCATATCCTACCCTCCGTTGTGATTCAGTGACAATAGCCATACATGAGTTACCTTCTCCGTATCACGCAAGTCTCGCATCGTAGTGGGCGTACAAGCAAATGGCCGTACCTGTGGATTCTCTTCAAGCCATTTGACCATATCAGAAAATGTAGTGAATTGAATATTCTGTATCATTACGTTTTTACTCCGTAAAAGCCGCTTCAGGGAAAGAATAGGGTTAGAGACTAATGGAGCATATCAACAGTAGTTGCGAAGCCACTATTTATACATCAACTGCTAGGTTATCGTGTAGTTGCTCCACCAGTCTCTAAGGTGGTACTGCTATGCTACGTTAACTTGAATGGCTTCAATTGCGGCTATTACCTTGTTAGCGTACTCTACATCGTCGCAATGGCCTTCCTTGATTGCCTTGCGAAAGCGTGTGACCATAGCTTTTGATTGGATTATAGACTTCAGGCAGGGGGTAGCTTGTGCCTTTTTGGTGGCTTCAAAGTCGTACCATGTCACTTCAGGCAGCTCAACTACAAAGCCAGTGATTGATTTGTCACGCTTAAATCCCAACTCCCCATCCTTGAGCTTTTCAGCTTTTACGTTGCAGTGAGCCTTGATATACTCTTTGATCGCTTGAGTAGGCAAGGCTTTGATTTGCATAGTGGTTCTTAGTGTTTGCGTGAGGTAATTGGTATTTCCCTGCCCCGTAACGTATTGATCCAATCCAAAATCAATCATGGATTGAATATCGTCACGCAAGGTTTGACCCCTTGATAATACAGATTTTTGCAGGGTATGGAATTGTGTTTTGGTGATTAAAGTTTTGAATACAGGCATATTATTTGCTCCAGTTAAATAAATTTAAGTAGGTTACACAATATACCCCCGGAACAGGGATACATTGCATAACCCAGCCATTCAGTATTTTGTCTGTTTGCTAACTTAACTGAGTAGGCTGGAATATGCACTCGACACTATCTAGTTTAGAAAGTAGTAATATATAATTACAATGATACCTTTGGAGTAAATCAGAATATTAGAATATAAAACAGTTTCCGTTTCAATAGCTTGCCTATTAGTACCAATCAAGGGTTTTATCCCGTTGTTGGCTTGACCCCTAGGCTGACACTATCGATTTATGGGGTTACGACCGGGCAGTCACTCGGTTGCGCACCAATGTTTTATTCGAGCTACGCACCTACTCCCCCGATTAACACGTGTTCCACGTGAAACATATCTACCAACATTAGAATATTAGAATATTCAAATAGGCTGATATGCCCAGAGTTTCGCAAAAACTCGTTCCTAGCATTGGAATTAATCATTCAGTTCGCAAGGCTCCGCTAGGTCGGTTTACCTTGTACCCACGTTTCGCCGGGTGCCGCTAGCCCTTTCAGGCTGATCAAGTAAATCTTGACCATGGAAGAGAGTATATACCTCTCAATTTCCCTTTGCAACCCCTTGCAGTGAAATAATTTAACTAATTGCAGTATTTCAATGTTTTCAACGACTTACAAGCGTATATTTTTGATACCGGGGATTACACTATATATAAGGGGAGCAATCAAGCATTAGAATATTAGAATATTAGGATATTGAGGGGTGATCTGGAGGATGGAATAGTTGGCCTATATCTTGCATAACTACCATGCAAGAAGTGTACCATAAGAGTATTAGAATATACTAATGAACTGAGGGTTGTGGGTGAATTAGAGAATCAGGGTATTAGAATATAAGATAATCATAATATAATCATATACTTATATAGTACTGAGGGGGGAGTATTAGAGTATTAATATGTACTAAAATACAAATCCTTATGAGAATAAACAAAAGAACGCTAATGCCAATGAGAACAATTCGCATTTAGATTCAATAAAGGGGATGCAAGTATCATGCCATCAAGTATATCCATATGTACTAATGTATGAATATTATTATATGCTGATGTTGAATATTAGTATATTCTGATAAGGGGGGTGGGGGGCAAATTTAGGGGCATGATATTTCTATTTATAGCACCATGTACAATTTTAATAATTTTCTAAAAGGACTAACTCATAAGGAAATCTTATCCCCCATAGAAAACTTTAGTGCAAAATAAATTGAACTTTTTGCTATTATTGTTGTCTAATAATAATTGTTATATTAATTACTAGTAATATATTTATAATTATAAGGCTCCCCCAAGGAGCCTAGAATAATATATAATATTATATTAATATTCAATTATAATTTTTATAATGGAATATTATTTTTTTTTATTCTAAAAAGAAATAAAAAAGAATAATAAAATCAATTACTTAGAATAAAGTAAAACCATATACGAAGTATATGGTAAGAAACTAAGAAAACTAAGTACTAGTCCCTTTGGGAGGGACATAAGGAATATCCTGAATTAATAAGAACATGTCCTTCGACATGTGGAGAAGTAATGTATCTTGAATTAGTTAACTTAATCCGTAAAGCCACAGGCATGAGAGGAAAGACTGATCCTGAACTCGCAGCCAAGGCTGTCTGCTTCTACGTTGAAGGTCACTCCCTGAGGGAGAGTGCTAGATTAACGGGTCTTCCAGAAGACACCGTGAAGTACTGGAAACTTACTAAGTGGTTTCCTCAAGCTTGTGAGCTTGCTAAACAGAAAGTGAACAACTCTCTGGACCGGAAGCTTACTTCCGTCATAGGGAAAGGTAACGATCTCATTCTCGACAGATTGGAGAATGGAGATCTGATCAAGTACAAGGATGGTACTGAACAACGTAAGCCCCTTACGGCTTACCAGACAGCTCTTATCCTAGCGATAGCTTATGACAAGAGAGCACTCATACGAAATGAACCTACGGTTATCTCAGAGAAAACTGATACTGATCAGCATCTGAAAGACTTGAGAGCTAGACTAGAGAACATGAACCTTAGCGGTGGTGAAGTAGTTAAGTTAGCCGTTAACGGAAGTGTAGATAATAGTTCCGTCAAGGAACCAGGTGACGGGGAGTAACGAAGGAATGCCAAAAGCAAAAGCAAAGCGTAACTACAAGAAGGAGTACGCCAACTACCACTCTACACCAGCAGCCCGGAAGAAGCGCAGTGCTAACAATAAAGCTAATCGGAAGATGGGTACGTACGGTAACGGGGATGGGCAGGACGTTGCTCATAAAGATAACAATACTTCTAATAATTCTAAATCTAATCTAGAGAAGCAATCCCCTTCTAAGAATAGATCATTTAAGCGTACGAAGACGGCTAGACGTAAGAAAGCATAAGTGAAGTGTAAATGTGGTAGTCCTATGAAAGCCCCTGTGTGGCACCGTAAGGTAGATTCCATACGAAAGCAATATACTTGTGACAAGGGCCATAAGACCATCGTAGAGGTCCACAAGGACTGTCGGATATATAAACACGGCTACGACAGTACTACAGAACGAGAAGACTATGATCAAGAGATCGATATACTCCGAGCCTACGAACGAAAGTGGGATTATTTTCAAGGCCAAAAGATTAAGCTTTAAGAGAAGAGTAATTAACTTTGTCAAACGAAACCTACGCAAACTTAAAGTCATTTGAAGGACAGCTTATTGGTTCTCATGTAGAGCTTGACTTCCCTTGGAGAGCTAAAGAGTTAGTCATAATCAATGATGAAGACTCTGGAGATCTTAAGTTTAGGTTTGATGCTTCAGCAGAAGATAACTGGGCAACACTAAAGGCCGGAGAGACTGTACGATTTGAAAGACTTATGTGTAAGCGCCTACATCTCTCGGCAGTTACTATGGTCAACTACAGGATATGGGGAGTAGGCTAGATGCCAGATCTAAAGAGAGGTAATCTACAACCCAAGATAGATGAGAACTTCTATGTAGAAGATGTAGATTCTCACGAACTGCTTAAGCAGGTACTACAAGAATTACAATTACTAAACGCATACCACGCAGTATTACTAGGTGAAGACTTAAGAGGAAACGAAGAAAATGTTTATAGAGGGTAATGACGGAGCTAAGATTCACCGAGTATCTGTAGATGATGAAGGCCGTTTATTTACCTTCGCTGTATCTGAGAACGAAGACAGGCATATTAACCAAAAAAATGGTAAAGTATGGTCTGCTGTTATTAATGGTGTAGCTATTGATGCTGGACAATACATAGCCTACTTCAAGAATACAGGTACTGCTAATTATCACCTAACTGACATTAGAGCGCACATGCAGTTTGCAGCTTCTATGTACACAGTAGAGTTTGTATCAGGTACAGTAGGGGGAGGAACATCTCTACTACCAGCAGAGATAACATCTCGTAACCTCGGATCTAGTACAGATCCAATAGGTACTATGGAATATGCCACTGCTGCTACGGGTCTTACAGGATTAACTTCTGAAGGTGTCTTGTTCTACGCCGGGAGCCTAGACAACAAATCATCACATCTTAGAACCTCTTCTAATATTATTATACCACCCGGCACAGCTATAGCTATTAAAGTAATCACAGCTAACGCTGCCCCCGGTGTGACTATGACAGGTTCTTTCGTAGAAGTACCTGTAAACTAATATGTATCCAATACAGATAAGAGGTGGTAATAGTGCTCACGCTCTCGTTTCAGACGAGGGAGAGCTTATTATACGGAAGTTTGATTATTCCACCACTTACTCTGTATCCTTGGCAGTAACTTCGACAATCTATGAGATTGTGCCGGGAAAAGCAGGACAGGCATTCGTATTAACAGACATCTTAGTAACATCAGATAGAAACTTTGGATCTGCTACTACTCCAGAGAATATACAGATATACCAAGCTCCTAGCCATGACTGGACTGTAAATGATGGCTATCTCTTGAATATAGACATGCTTAAGAACGACAGACTGGTAGCTACAGGTCTAAACATTAAAACAGGTGAGACTAAGAGCCTAGTAGCGGTAGCAAGCGACACAGAAGCTACAGTAGTCCTTGCAGGATACTATATCAGTGCTTAATCCTACGCTGGTAGAAAACTTTGTAGGAACTTTTCTTCTTCCAAAGTTAGATAATCCGGCACCTATCCCATCGTTCCACAGGGAGTTATGGGAGCTGTGCTCTGAAGAGGATAAGCTAGTAGCTATAGCCGCCCCGCGTGGACATGCTAAGAGTACGTCAGTTACACTTTCTTTTGTCTTGACTTCGGTCCTTTTCAAAGAGAAATCCTTTGTTATCATCGTATCAGATACTGAGACTCAAGCTACTCAGTTCCTAGGTGATATCAAGATGGAACTCCAGGACAACCAGGACATCATAGATCTATTTGGTATCAATCCTAAGTTTATCAAGGATAACGAGAAGGACATCATCGTTCAGTTCAATGATGGTCACAAGTTCAGGATCATGGCTAAGGGTTCTGAGCAAAAGCTACGTGGTACTAAATGGAATCACAAAAGACCCGATTTAATCATCGGGGACGATCTAGAGAACGACGAGATCGTAATGAATCAAGAACGAAGAGAGAAGTTTCGTTACTGGTTCTTCAACGCTCTGGTTCCGACTCTAAGCGACAACGGACAGATAAGAATAGTAGGGACTATCCTTCACTTAGATAGTCTCTTAGAAAGACTCTTAGGAGATCCTGAGTGGACCTCTAAACGATTCAGGGCACACAACGAGGATTTCTCTGAGATCCTGTGGCCGGAACGCTTTTCCAGGGAGAGGCTTGAGGGCATACGAAGATCATACGTCTCACAAGGTATGCCAGATGGTTATTCGCAAGAGTACCTCAACTATCCAATCGATGAGGATAATGCGTATTTTAACCGGAAGGACTTCAAGTACTACCATGAGTCCGAATTGGACAATAGAAATCTCAACTACTACGCTGCCGTGGATTTTGCGATATCTCAGAAAGAGCACGCAGATTTCACAGTCATTTGTGTTGTAGGTGTCGATTACGACAATAATATGTACGTGGTAGATGTTCGTCGAGGACGATGGGATGCTAAGCAAATTATCGACGAAATGATGGAAGTTCAGATCAAGTACTCACCTGAGATATTTACCGCAGAAGAGGGTATGATACGTAAGAGTATAGGACCTTTCCTACGGGACGAGATGTTTAAGAAAGGCGTCTTTATCAACATCAACACAGAGACACCGATCAATGATAAGCAAGTACGAGCACGTAGTATTCAGGCACGTATGAGAGCTGGTGGTATCTACTTTGATAAAGAGGCTGACTGGTATCCTGGGTTTGAACAAGAATTAATTAGATTCCCACGAGATGTTCACGACGATCAAGTGGACGCTTTTGCTTGGATAGGTCTTACTCTGGATAAGTATATTCCAGGGCTGACGTGGAAAGAACAAGCAGAAGAAGAGTGGGCTGAAGAATTTGAAGACGACGAAGAGTTCTTATACGGTAAGTGCTCTGTAGGTGGATATTAATATATGGCGAAACTAGATGTTCGTACGATGGCACTCAATCCAAATATCGCTAATGATTTGGATGAGAAGTATCTAGAAGAATGGGCCTCTGAATTACTAGAGGGCTTTGAACTAGATATGGATTCTCGTAAGGATTGGGAAGACTCCTATAAGGAATCTATGAAACTTGCTCTCCAGATTGAAGAGGAGAAGAGTTATCCCTGGGAGAATGCTGCTAATGTTAAGTACCCACTACTGACTATTGCCTCTACTCAGTTCTCTTCTAGAGCGTTATCTGCCCTTATACCGGGTACTGACGTAGTACGTGGTAAAGTCAACGGGTTCGATGCGTCCGGTGAAAAACGTGACGCTGCTATACGTGTAGGTAAGCACATGAGCTACCAACTCCTAGAAGAAATGGATGGTTGGGTAGAAGATATGGACCGTCTTATCTCTCAGTTACCTATAGTAGGATGTGCTTTCAAGAAGACTTACTTCTCTGATGTCAGACAAACTAACGTATCAGAGCTAGTTAACGCTAAAAACCTAATAGTGAATTACTGGACTAAGGATTTAGAGACATCTCCTCGTATAACAGAGATCATCGAGCTATCTAGTAACGATATATACGAGAGAGTAGCTCGTGGAGTATTTCTAGATATAGATTTAGAAGACACTCATACCAGAGCTTCTGAAGATGGTATCTCTATTGAGGAAGACACTGGTCAATCTAAGCCTTCAAGAGATGATACTACTACCCCAAGTCAGTTTCTAGAGATGCACGTATTCCGTGATCTGGACGAAGATGGCTACCAAGAGCCTTACGTAGTCACAATTCATCGTGTAACAGAGCAAATTACACGTGTAGCACCACGATATGACGAAGAATTAATAGAGTTGGACGGACAAGGTAAGGTTTTACGCATAGATCCTATCGAATTTTACACTAAATACGAATTTGTACCTAATCCTGACGGTGGATTCTACGGAATCGGCCTAGGACACCTACTCGGACCTATTAATAAGTCAGCAAATACCGCAATTAACCAGCTTTTAGACTCTGCATCTATGTCTACTCTAGGGGCAGGGATGATGTCTAAGGGAATCCGCATCAAAGGTGGAAACAAACCCTTCAGACCCGGAGAATGGAAGCAAGTTATGTCTACTGGAGACGACCTACGTAAAGGTATCGTCCCTCTTCCTATTCGCGAACCTTCAGCAGTTATGCTAAACCTACTTACCATGCTAATCGATGGTGGTCAGAAGATAGCATCTGTATCTGATATGATGATGGGAGAGAATCCAGGCCAAAACCAACCTGCTACTACAACTATGGCCGTCCTAGAGCAAAGTACTAAGGTATTTAACTCTATTCACATGCGCCAGCACCGTTCTATGAAGCGTGAGTTCAAGAAACTACACCGCTTAAATCGTTTATATCTCCCTGATGAAGTGTACTTTAACGTACTAGATATGGGCGAAGAACAAGCTATGGCTATTGGTCAATCTGACTACAACCTAGACGTAACTGACGTAACACCTTATTCTGATCCTTCTGTCAGCTCTCAAGCACAGAAGTTAATCAAAGCCCAGCAAACCCTAGAGCTTGCACAGATGGGCACAGTTAATATGCAAGAAGCGACTCGTAGAGTACTAGAGGCTGGGGAACAGCCAGGAATTGAGGTACTTATGCAACTACCACCTCCACAACCTGATCCACAGATCCTGATTGAACAAGAGAAACTTGAACAGGAATGGGAGAGGATTGCGATAGAGAAAGCCAAATTGGGCCTAGATGCCGATACGATGTTGTTCGATCAAGAACAGCGAATGTTAGATAGTGATCGTGAAGACGATCGATTAGATATAGAAGCTGAGGAGAAGCTATTAAATGTCAATAATGAAAGAGGAGTATCTTGATTGGGTAGAACATCCTTGCACCAAGGAGTTCTTTTCTGATACGAACATCACCTTAGATAGCTATAAAGAAATGATATCTTCTGGTGGTACGTTAGGAGGTGATCCCGTACAAGACACGGCTAAGACAGTTGGTACAATCCAAGCACTACAAGGAGTTGTACACTGGCAGCCAGATTTCATAGACTACGCAAGTGGTGAGGAGTAGTAGATGAAAATAGCAGAAGAGTATGAAGCAAGTGGGCACAGAGTCCTTATTCGACCAGAGAGCGTAGAGACTGTCTCAGAGGGCGGTATTGTAATAGAACTAGAATCTAGTGATACTTACAAACGAAAGCAACATGCCTCTCAAGTGGGTACAGTACTAGCGGTAGGAGAAGGAGCATATCTAGATCCTTCATTTTATGGAATCAGATGGTGTGAAGTTGGTGATACAGTACGATATGCTAAACACTCAGGATCTCTGATCTACGATGAAGACTTAGATGAAACCTTACATTTAGTGAATGATGAAGACATTCATATGAGGAAAGTTAAATGAGCGAGGAAGCTTTAGATCTAGAACAAGAAGAAGAAGTAGTAGTAGAACCTGAGTTCTCAGAAACTGAACAACGTGCTATCGAAATGGGCTGGAGTCCAGAAGGTATAGAAGGAAAAGATTTTGTAGGTGCAGAGGAATACATAGCACGAGCACCGATTATTAAGGAGATGAAGGGCCTTAAGAAAGCCTTGAAGAACCGTAATAAAGACATTGAGCATTTAAAAGAGGGCTTTAAGCAGATACAACAGACTGCCTACAAGCAAGCTCTAGATCAACTAACTAAAGAGAAGCGAATAGCTTTAGAAGATCAAGACCATGATAAGGTCATTGAGCTAGATAAGCAAATTATCGATACTAGCAGAGAAGCTGCTGAATCAGAGACTGCGGTAGGTAGACAGACTGTAATGAATGAGGCATACGAAGATTTCGTAGACTCTAATGACTGGTACGGATCTAATCGTAACATGACCTTCGTAGCGGATGGTATTGCTAACGAGCTTCTAAGTTCTGGTAAAGTAGGCGAGAACGATCCTCAGCTATTTGTAGAAGTACAAAAGCAAATGAAGCAAGAGTTCAAAGAATACTTTGAGCCTAAAGCTAGAAGAAAGGTAAGCCCTGTAGAGGGATCATCTAGGTCATCAACGCCTAGTAAATCTAAGTATTCCAAGAAAGATATTCCAGAACAAGATCGTAAGATCATGGAAACTCTGGTCAGACAGAACGTTATGACCGAACAGGAATGGTTAGAGCAATACTTCACAGTATAAAGGAAAGAGATATGAGTACTCTTACAGAAACAAGCCGTAAGGTTAATAAGACTGACAGAATCCCTATGAGTGGGACCCGAGACAAACTAGCTGTACGTGGTAAGAAGGATGGTTACGTATATCGAATCGTAAACGATACACCTGGCCGTGTACAAGAAGCCCAATTAGCAGGGTATGAGGTTGTTGTAGGGGAAGACATTACTTTTGGTCATCGTCACGTTGACAGTGCTTCCGGTAAAGGAGGTTCTGTAGCTACCACTCCAGTAGGAGGAGGTACAGATGGTATCTTGATGCGTATCCGAAAAGATTGGTACGAAGAAGACAAGAAAGCACGCCATGACGCGATTGATGAAAGTGAGAAGCAAATGAGACGTAATCTCAATAACAAGTCTGAAGCTGATTATGGTAAGTTTGATACAGAAAAATAATCTCTTCCATGACTCCGTTATTGAGGAAACTTATATTTAATAACGGAGAAATAACATGGCAAATGTTGATCGACCAAACGGATTTCGATTCGTTAAATCTCTGTCTGGTGCGCCTGTGTCTAGCTTGATTCGACATATTGGTGTAGCAGATGGTGCTGACCTTTTTATAGGCGATGCCCTTAACCTAGTCGCTGGCCGAGCAGCCAGAGGCGCAACTAGCAATGCAGACATTCTTGGTGTTGCTGTTGGTTTTGGTAAGGTTAATGCAGATGGTGTAGCCCTTGGTGCGTACAATCCTGATAATCTTATGGTAACTTATTATGCCGATAGTGCTAATACACATACTGATTGGGTTGTATATTATATCCCTGCGGAAGATGCGATCTTTGAGATCCAAACAGACGCAGCAGATAGCCTAGTTGTAGGTGAAACTATTGACTTCCAGACAACTGCTGGTGATGCCACTACTGGTCTGTCTGATATGGAAATCAATGCTGGTGTAACTACTCACTCTGATTTGACTGTAGTAGAGCTTCCTTACATTGTTGGTAATGATAGGACTCTAGCTTACGGACGATATCATGTGATGTTCACCAGAGCTGAACAAGCATTTCACGCCTAATTAAGGAGATATAACTAATGGCTATTACAAGTAATAACTTTGCTAAAGCTCTATACCCTGGTGTCAACAAATGGTATGGCCAATCGTACGATGAGTACGCTGTAGAGTACACTAAGCTGTTTGATACCTTCAGCTCTAGACGTGCATATGAAGAAGATGTAAGTGTATCAGGATTCGGTCTGGCCGCAGTTAAGCCTGAAGGTGGAGCTATCGCATACGATACTGCACAACAGGGTTTCTTGACTCGGTACACTCCAATCGTGTACGCACTAGGCTTCATCATCACTGAAGAGATGGTTGAAGACGATTTGTACGATGTAATTGGTAAGCAAAAGGCTTCTGCCCTAGCTAAATCAATGCGACAGACTAAAGAGACTGTAGCTGCTAACATCTATAATCGTGCTGATAACAGCTCCTATACTGGTGGTGACGGTGTAGAACTTATGAGTTCTTTACACCCTAACCGGGCTGGTGGTACTTATGCAAATGAATTGGCAACTGCTACTGATTTGTCAGAAGCTGCTGTCGAGCAGGCTTGCATTGACATCTCTAGGCTAGAAGATGATCGTGGTCTATTGGCCGCAATCATGCCTAAGAGCTTGCACATTCCTGTAGATCTATCTTTCGATGCTGATCGTCTATTCCATAGTACTTCACGACCAGGTACTGCTGATAACGATCTAAATACAATGATCGGTAAGTTCCCAGGTGGTATTCACGTTAACCATTACTTCACAGATGCTAACGCATGGTTCATCCGAACTTCTTGTGACAATGGTATGAAGCACTTCGAGCGTAAGTCCGATACCTTTGCTATTGACTCTGACTTTGAAACTGGCAATGCCAAGTTCAAGGCTCAAGGTCGCTATGCGTTTGGTTGGTCTGATCCTCGTTCTTTCTTCGGCTCTAACCCAGCTTAAGAAACTGATTAACTCCCCCTTCGGGGGGAGCATCTTAAATTATATATCTATCTTTGTGGGCTACTTAGATAGAGTTGACTCCAGACATGGAAGGAATATAATATGACAGCCTTAAACGAAAGTACACTATACACACATTTCTCAAACGTCAAGATTGGTACTGCCACTGGTGGTGGTGGTCTTGAAGTTGGTGGGGTTAATCTAGCTTCTGGTGTAGTCGCTCTGACTGCTGATGCTACGCTAACTGCTGCTACTCACGCAAATAAGACTGTAACTCTAGGCTCTGCCAACGGTGATACAGTCACTCTTCCTGCCGCTACTGGCACAGGTAATGTCTATACCATTATGGTAGCTACTACTGTTACGTCCAACTCCCACATTATTCAAGTTGCTAACGCTACTGATGAATTTGCTGGTATCGTCTACCAAGTAGACACTGATACTGGTGATGCTTTAGTAGCTTATCCTGCTGTAGATTCTGATGGTTACGATACCATTACTATGAATGGTTCTACTACTGGTGGATTAGCGGGTGATGTATATACCATTACTGATGTAGCTACGGGTGTCTTTGCTCTTACCGGACATCAACGAGGAACGGGTACTGTTGTTACTCCTCTTAGTGCTGCTGTATCCTAATAGCTAGGAGTAAAGGACAAATGATGACTAGGAACGCTGCTTGGTTATTACTAGCAACTGATATGTTGATTTTAATTCCATCTATGGCAGCGTTGCTGCTCATTTAATTAGGAGGAAATATGGCAGAGAATTCATTATTACACGGTCAGAATTCGACCGAGAATATAGTAACAAGTGATGGAGGGACTAAGTCATCTCCACAACCAATCAAATCTACAAACAATGCTATTTGGTGTTATGATGCTACACTACGTTCTGGTGAAGATGAAACCAATAACGTAATGGTAGTTGAAGAAGGTCAGTATGGGTATGAGGTAGTTCCAGTAACTACCCAAACTACTCTAGGTGCTACCGGCGCTGTTGGAGATTTTCTACATAAGATTCTAGCAGACAATGCTACTACTTCCATTGTGATTAAAGACGATACTACTACGGTATATACATGGACAATCACTGCCGGAACAGAGCCTAATGAATTGACTCTGAATGTTGTATCGAGTGCTGGAGTATGGAGTCTTACCTGTACAGGTGGAGGCGCTACTGCAATTGGACGGTTTACCTAATGGTATTTCCAGCCCGAATGATGGTGGACATACTTAGTGGCTAGAGTAACAGTTAGTGGTGTCAGATCTCCAGCAGTATCTAGAAATTTTAAAGCTGGTTTGAGTATCGGAGACAGGACTGTTGCTGCTAACAGTACCTCTCTGGGAATAACCAATTATGTAGCAACAGTACAAGTTCCCCCAACATCTACTATTGTTAATGCTATAGCAGTTAATTTATCTACTACGACGTACTCTGCAAGCTTTAATACTATAGATCCCAGTGCATACTATGTAGCCAAGACAGGTAACGACACCACTGGAGATGGCTCGGTAGGCAGCCCGTGGCTTACAATACAAAAAGGACTTGACACACTAACGTCAGGTGAGCATCTATACGTCAAAGCCGGAACGTATACTGAGAGCAGGTTGCAAAATGAATCAACCGGATTACATGCCGGGATTTCTGGGACTTCAGGCAACCACACAATATACGAAGCATATCCCGGTGACTTGGTTATTATTGATCAGCTTAGTACAACAAATGGCTGGACTATCCATAACAAAGATTACATCACGATCAAGGGATTTGAGATCAAAAATACCTATTGGACAATTTCCGCTGATAAAATAGGTGGCATATTCGTTAGAGATAGCTCAAACATTTTAATTGAGAATTGCCACATCCATCACTGCGATGGACAAGCAGGCGGTAATACAGGCGGCGTTAGAACTGATTGGTCAAATGATGTCATCGTCCGTAATTGTGATATTCACGATATTACAGTTGGTGGGGTTGATAATGGGAATGCGTCATGTTTGCATGGCTATGGACAATATAGCATAACCGTTGAAAATTGTGATTTATACAACGCCCACAGCGGGATATTCCATAAGCGTTCGCTTGATAATATTCAGCCGGGGTATACCGTATCAAAATGCGTTATACATGATGTGACTAATGGTTTTTATGCAAGCATATCTGGCGGCGGTTCTCCGGGTCATGGTGCGCATGTGTTCTCACAAAATATTGTCTATGATGCGACTAATGGTTTTTATCAGAATGCAAACGGCACAAATGACAACGCATCAATAACAGTCACAAATAATGTATTTGATAATATTTCTGGCGTTGGCATATGGGCAAGACAGACGGCATCAACAACGGAACACTCGAATATTATCTTTAACAGCACACTAAGTTATTCTGAGGCTTACGAAGGAACAACGACGATAACTGAAACAGATTACAATGACTTCTTTGGTAATAATTCATTTGTGACGGATCTATATGGTGGAAGCCAGACTGTTTATAGCACGTTGGCAGCATGGCAAGGCGCTGGATATGATACGAATTCGATACAATCTGATCCTTCGTTTGTTAATGCGGCATCCCGTGATTACCACTTGCAGGGCGGTAGCCCATGTTTGGGAACAGGTAAGAGCGGTGCAAATATGGGCTGTTATATAACTGGATCAGAGGACATAGGGACTTATTAATGGCCAGACCAGAAGCAGCCAATCGGTGGCATCCTACTACCAGAACCTTTAAGAGTGCTGCTGGTGGGGCTACCGTAGCTCATCCATTCTATCCTAGACCAGTTATAAGTATTCTACATAACTATGCTACTTCTGCTCTTTTGGCAGATTTAGCCCCTACAGGATCTACTACAGAAGGCACTTCTATATCTGTTGTAGGCCCGAATGGTACTGATAACGTAACTGTAACTCCTATAAACTTTACTAATTTAGACGTATGGGGCAATACGGTGGCTGGGGGAGAAGCTCCACTAGATGCCAACATGTCAGCATTACGAGTATCTGTATGGGTTTATAATCCGGGTACTATATTCAATAGCTACGACTTTACAGCACTAACGGATACACCTACTGATTCAGCTACTAATTTTTTAACAGTACCGCCCGGTATATGGCAGAGAATTAGTGTAGACATAGAGGGAACTTATAATAGTTCTACTACATGTGAGATTAGTATAGGTAGATCTGCCAATGGTACATCTACTCTATATGTATATGAAGACTCACTAATGATCGAGAACTATTCATCTCCTTGGACAGGTTTACATGAGTTACATACTGTATCTGCTCAAGAAGCTAACGGGGATTATACTAGCGTATCAGCACTTCTTCCAGAGATGTTATGGGGTGGAGACTCTATTACATATGGATGCTGTCAAGGTGAGCAGACAGGTGACGGCCTATTTCCACTTCCTAGAATGTTGGCACAGCACTTTGAGACTACTTGGGATGAACATGGAGAAGTGGCTGCTGGTGGTAGAAAGACAAATGGTGTCCTCTCTGAATTCCAACTAATTGATGCTGGCACACATGGCACTATTCCCGAAGAAGCTCTGGACAGGCATGTAATCTTTTGGATAGGAACTAACGATATACCATCTTTTGAGACTGCTGCACAAGCTTGGGGAAATATAGAAGATGCTATAGATATCCTTATAGCTAGAGGTAATTATAACTACTTAGTAGCAACAGTGATGTTTAGAACTGCTGGTTATCAAGACTCTATGTATCCGCCTGATGGAGTAGGATACCAAGAGATTGTAGATCTGAACAATCTCATAAGAGCCAGTGAGAAGACTGCTGGTAAATTAATTGATATTAATGCTCATCTAGGATACAACTTCACAATGACGAATGATGATCCGCTAACATACGAAGATACCGAAGGTAACTTTAACGATGGCCTTCATCTAACTACGCAAGGATATGTCGATATGGTCTATCCTTTCTTTTTACAACGCCTCGAAGAAGAGGCATGGTTCGATAGAACTTAAATAGGAGATATACAAATGGCCGGAGCCGTTACAGTTTTTGATGAGGCTAAACTAGCTTTACTAAATGGTAAACATGATTTGGATACCAATGTCATTGTAATCAATCTAGTAAACAATACTTTACCACCTACTGCGGGATTGGCTACTCCTAACTGGAGTGACTTCAGTGCTAATGCAGTTACTACGTTAGAAGGAGCAACGACTTTAACAATTGATCTACAGGAGGCATTAGGTACTGTAACCTTTGACGCTACTACTAACCCTACATGGGAGCAGGATGGTGGCAATGGAAATGATGCTTATTGGGGTATTATCTATGATACGACCGCTGCCAATGCTGCTATTGCCTTTGTAG